CACGTTCATCCCGAAAGTGGTTTAACCGTTGCTTCGTACCCACTAGGTTTAATTGATCCTAAATTCATACCACTCGACCCTAACGGAGAGTAAGACATGTCAGGATACATAGGCACACAGCCAGTACCACAGGCCACGCAAAAGCGTCAGGCTTTTACTGCTACGGCAGGGCAGACCACCTTTGCTACAAGCGGCTACTCAGTGGGCTTCGTTGACGTATATATGAACGGCGTAAAACTAGCTGCTGCTGATTACACCGCGACCAACGGCTCTGACGTTGTGTTGGCTACCGCTGCTTTGGTTAATGACATTATAGAAACTGTATCGTTTACATCCTTTGTAGCTAGTGATGGGTTAGCCGTTGCAAACAATCTGTCGGACGTAGCAAGCGCATCAACGGCTTTAACTAATCTTGGAGTTACCAGCACGGCGGCTGAACTAAACACGTTAGATGCAGTGCCTCGCGGTTCTATCATTTATGGTAACAGCAGCGCAGCTACAGCAAGACTAAGCAAAGGCGCAACAGGCACAGTACTGACTGCTGGTGCTGATGACATTAGCTGGGTAGAGGCTAGCGGTGGCGGTGAACAGACGTTTACGGCTAGTGGCACAATTAGCAATGGAAATATAGTTGGCCTTAATGCAAACGGTACGGTGTCTGTTCTAGAAGCCTCATTTTTTACCCCTGTTGACTTTGGCAACTCCGCATTTGCAAATTATATTAGTGCTAACTTTGATCCTGATACAAACAAAATAATAGTTTCATACAGGCCAGAAGTAACTAATTATCCAACTGTTGTGATTGGCACAGTAAGCGGTAACAGTATTAGTTTCGGCACACCTGTCGTTGCTGACTCAAACGCCAGAGGGGAGGTTACAGCTTGCTATGACACAACAAATGACAAACTTGCTTTATTTTATGTGTCATCAGGGTTCTGCTACGGGAGGGTTGGAACCGTAAGCGGCACAAGCATTTCGTTTGGCAGTCAAAATACAGTTATTACCGATGCACAAAATCAAAGTAACGGATATTGTCAGCAAGTTAATTGTTGTTTTGATAGCAACGCTGGGAAAGTTGTGCTTGGATGGTTCGCCTACAACACTGATGGCGGCTCTAATGAATTTTATGGCGCGTCAAAAACCTGCACGATTAGCGGAAACAGCATGTCTACTGGTACGGGTGTGCGGGTAAACACCGTTACATACGGAGCACCTTCTCCGGGCCAAGGTGGCATGGTTTTTGACAGCAATATTAACAAAGTTATGTATATCTGTGCCTATGCAGGTGGGCTTGTTAGTGTTGGGACTGTTTCAGGCACAAACATAAGTTATGGAACAGGTGTTGCAATAGAAGCCTCTGTAACCACTGATACTGCTAGGGGAGTGTTTTGCGGCGGTAGTATAAATAAAACAGTTATTTCATATTATAGTGGTGGAAATAAAACAGTGGTTTGCAGTGTGTCTGGAACAACACCAAGTTTTGGAGCAATATCAACTTTACCCAGTTCTCTTAACTACACATGTAATGTCCCAATGTTTGACCCAGACACCAATAGAGTTTTTCTTTTAAGCGATAAAACAAACAATGGGCCGGGAGCAATGGTACAAATATTTGTGGATGGCACGGGGTGCGGTTTCGGCCCTGTAGTTACTTTAAGCGGTGGAGCCGTGATCGGCGGGTCAATGAATAGTGGTTACCAAGGTTATTTAGCCGTTGCGTATGATACTAATTCTGACAAAATGGTACTTTTTGCTTCAAGTCAAAATACTGGAAGTGGGTCAGTATCGGGCCAAGCGGCTGTTATTAACAGTGGTCAGCCTTCTTTTATAGGGGTTGCAGCAGCAGCAATATCTAACGGCGCAACAGGAAAAATTACGGTGGTCAGTGGAATAAACGAAGGGCAATCAGGCTTACAAATTAGTGCGCCTTATGGCTACAATCCCGCTACAGGTACTTTAGTTATAGGAGGCAATAACGTATTTGCCACAGCAATAGCGGCTGACAAGTTGTTTGTAACGAAAGGAACGGCTTGATGAAAACCTTAGTAAAAGGTGGAATATCTATTTATGTTTTTGCAGATAGCGAGGCTGTAAATATAACAGATACAAATATTGTGATCGGAAACCCAGAAACTTTAATTATTGGGGACTGTAATAGCGGAGACACTACACTGCATACTGATGTTACACCGCCTAGCGATTGGGCGGGTCATAAGTATTTGTTTAACGGAACCGCATGGTCGGCTAATTCTGCGTGGGTTGATCCCTCTAAATGGGTTGATCCTACCGCAAAAAAATCGGAGTAAGATATGACCAAAGCTAGAGACCTTGCAGGATTTGCGTCATCCTCTGTAACAACCACAGCCTCTGATGGCTTGGTTCTCAAGGGCGATGGTAGCACTACAGACGTTGTAATCAAGAACGGCGCTAACGCTACGGTGGCATCAGTCGCAGATGGTACAGTAAACATTGCTGCTGCGGGTTCTATAACAGCTACAGGTGCGTCTGTAGGCGCGTTGGCTAGAGGTTCTATACAAGTAGGCAACTCGTCAGGTGTGGCCGCAGCGTTGGCTAGAGGTACGTCAGGCTATGTTTTAACCGCAGGTGCTAACGATCTTAGCTGGGCAGAAGTGCCTAGTTCTGATCCTACTTTGCCATCTGTTCCGAATTGGGCTAGTCCAACTAACACATACACAGCTTCTGGCACATGGAGCAAAGGCAGTTTAGCTGACAGCGCATTTGTATGGTTTTACCTTTTAGGCGGCGGTGGCGGCGGTAATGGTGCTAATGGTGAATTTTACAATTATGGTGGAAGTGGGGGTGGCGCGGTTTTAATTCATGCTACAGCCGCTATTTTAAACGGAGCAGCGTATGTTATTGGTGCTGGTGCGGCAGGAACAACAAACTCTCAAGCTGCCCCACCTACAGAAACAAAACTTACGCTGTCTGATGGGCGTATTTTTAGCACTACAAATCCAAGCAATAGAAAAGCACAAACGATAGGAACAAGCGGGACAACAACAAACTTTCAACAAACTGTACCTGACCCAGTGGTAATAACAATAAAAGCGGGTGTTACTGAAGGCGGTGTTACCATGACAGATAGCACGGCTTTTTTTAGCGAAAGCCCCTCTGGTGCTACCGCAAACAGCGGACGTTTGTATTCAGTTTTTGGTGGCGGCTCAGGTAAAGGGACAACCTATCAAACAACTTCTGGTGGGACAGGGGCTACCTCTACATACGCAGGAACTGGTGGCTCAGGCCAAGCAGGGCCAAACGGCGGTAGTGGCTTTACTGCCGGTTCTTACCCGGGCGGAGGCGGCGGCAGTCGAAACGCCTATTCTTCTGGGGGAGCTTCTGTTGGTGGGGCTGGGGCTAATGGTAACGTGAGGGTCTATCATGTCTAAAATCTGGTACAACAAACAAACAGGCGATGGCGCAATTTTTGATGATGCAGAAAACATGTCAAAGTGGCCTGACTTTCAAGAAAGTGCTGTGACTGCAACTGCGACTCAAGTTAGAGCGCAACGTGACGCACTTTTAGCGGCGTCTGACACGATGGCATTGGCTGACCGCATCACCGACAAATGGCGTACTTACAGACAATCACTGCGAGATATACCCGCTCAGTCTGGCTTCCCCACAAATATAACTTGGCCCGTTGAGCCTAGCTGATGGCAGATATAGATGAGCGTGTTTCCGCGCTAGAAAAGGATGTTGTGGCTTTGCAAACAGAGGTAAGAATCCAATTTAAGGAAGTCTTTACTAGGATCAAGCGACTTGAGGCTGTGCTTATAGCTACATCTGGTGCAACAATCATTATGCTGTTAACAATTCTTAGTCGTATGGGGTAAGCATGTGGTACACGTTTTTGTTCTTATACTATATATAGGCATAGGATCAGAACGTGCGGCAATAAGTACTGATTTATACTTTAAAAGATTAGATATATGTAATTGGTACGCTGAACACTTAGTTAGGCGCTTCGGGTATCCCGAAACAAGAGATTATGGTACAGCTTATTGTGTACCCAAGTCAGTTAACCCTAATGAGGTAACAGTATATGATTGATCCTGTTACAGCTTTTGCAGCAGCTAACGCAGCGTTTAAAGGCGTAAAGATGTTGGTTGGCGCTGGCCGTGAGATGCAGGACGTTAGCAAGCAGCTTGGGTCGTGGTATTGCGCTGTTGCAGACATAACCAAAGCGGAGTCTCAGCGCAAAAATCCAACGTGGCTAGATAAGAAAACGCATGGAACCGATAACATAGAGCAAGAAGCTATGGATATTGTGATCCGCAAGAAGACCCTTTTAGAAAAAGAAAAAAAAATTAAGTTCATGCTGGACTATAGGTTTGGCTTGGGGACTTACGACGAGATGCTGGGTATGCGCCGTAAGATACGTGCTGAACGAGAAGAAACCGTATATAAGGCTATGGAAGCCAAACGCCAGATACAGAATAACATGGCTATAGGTGGATTAAGCTTGGGTATATTGTGTATGCTAGGGGGTGGTATGTATTTAATAATGTTGGCTACACAATGATAAATGCGTTAATACTGTCGATGACGCTTGCAGGAGTTGCTAATCCCACTCATGTGCAATGCCACCTGTGGAAAAGGTTTACAGATGGAAATGGGCAGAAAGTTTGTGTATACAGATTTACAGCGGGGTACGGTGGCTTGGGATACCACTACCCTACTAAAAACTTTTCTGAATGTCCCAAAGTATTTAGTTGTCTTTATGAGAAAAAGGACAAACGCCCTAGTTTGTCAGAAATATTAGATGGCCTGAAAGGGGGTTTCTAATGACTATGGAAAAGTTTTTGGCGTGGAAAATTATGCCTCGACTTATGATGTTGGTAATGACGATTATGTATATTCGTGTGATTGAGTGGTTTATTTCGTTACCGCAAGATGTTGTTAGTACGCAGGCTACTGCGCTGACTGCAACCGTAACCGGCGCTATGACAGGCGCGTTTGCTGTATGGCTAGGATCAGAAAAATGATAACGCTACTAGGCAGTTTATTAGGTTTTGGTAGTTCATTTCTGCCAGAGGTTCTTAATTATTTCAAAGCAAACCAAGCGCAAAAGCATCGTATAGAAATGATGCATATTGAAACGGAACTAGCGCAGAAACGGTCTGAGATGAAGCTGGTTGAGCTAGACAAACAAGCTGACATTGAAGAAACGAAAGGGTTGTATTTACATGACAGTTCTATCGACGCTGGAAGTTTTATCAACGCCTTACGTGGGTCCGTTCGGCCCGTTATCACTTATATGTTTTTTGCTTTATTCATTGCCACAAAGGTCGTGATTATGGTGAAGGTCACACAAGCTGGCGGCGATTGGATGCAAGCTGTTGACAAAATGTGGGATACAGAAACAGCCGGACTTATGAGCGCAGTCTTAGCATTCTGGTTTGGAAATCGTGCAATATCTAAATATGCGGGGAAATAAATATGAACTATAAAATGGAAACATTAAGAAGTTTGTATAGGGATGGGGACGATGGCCCTATGGAAGCTAAACCTCACAGACAACCTAGATCAAATAAAACTCCCGCAGCTAGTTCCCCGTCAACCCCTAGTCAAAACCCTAGCGTTTCTAGAAACAAAGTAAAAACCGGCAGAGGTAAAACTACAACTCAAACATTTACTTCCGCAGAACGCGCTGAAATTTTAAGGAAGTCTAGGGAGCTTAGGGAAAACAGTAACAGATGACTGCTAACACAGTAGTAGAACTACCTGTACTATCTGAGCTTGATAAACAGTTTGTAGCTTTAGAAACGCAGCAACAACAAATACAAGCCCAGAAAAAACTAATAGAGGAATATAGAAATGCAAAAAAATTGGGGTGAGTTTTTTAATATGTTAATTGCCCATGAAGGCGGTTTTACTGATGATGTGCATGATAGCGGAAATAAAAAAGGTGATGGTCACGGCAATCAAGGAAGTACAATGTTAGGTGTTACCGCTTACAACTGGGCTAAGTACACAGGCAAACCAGCACCCATAGATGTAATGAAAACTTTAACCGTTGACGATGTTATGCCGTTGTACAAATCAAATTATTGGGATGCGATTAAAGCGGACGATTTACCTAGCGGGGTTGATATTAGTTGTGCAGACCTTTGTGTAAACGCTGGCCCTAGGCAAGCTGCTAAGATACTGCAACGTGCTATTGGTTCTAAACCAGATGGTAAGATTGGACCTAAATCTCTTGCAGCTGTAGCAGAACACGATCCAAAAGACATATTACATAAATACTACGATGGGCGAGAAAGTTTTTACAGATCGTTAAAAGACTATAAGCGTTATGGTAAGGGCTGGTCGCGTAGAAATAAAGAAACTCTAGAAAAAGCTATGGAACTAGTTGATAGCTAAAAGGACTAAATAATGGCCGGAGTAAAACTACAAAAGTTTTTTGGTAAAGCGCCAAAGATTGCGCCCGAGTTGTTACCTGACAATGGGGCGCAAGTAGCTACTAATATTAAACTTTATTCTGGCGATCTTATTCCGTACCCTACACCTGTTATTGTAGATAACACTCAACGTGCCGGAACCATTAAACGATTACATGCTTTAAAAACTCCTGTTCCGACTACAACTACTAATTATACAGTGACAGTAGCATCTGGAACTAACTCTTATGGCACAGGTAATAAATTTTATTTAAATGGCGTTGTTAGCCCAACAATAAATTTTGTAGCAGGCACTACATACGTATTTAACCAATCAGATGCTTCTAATAGCACTCATCCATTAAGGTTTAGCACTACAGCCAACGGCACACACGGGGGCGGAAGCGAATATACTACAGGCGTAACTACGTTTGGAACTGCTGGTCAAGCCGGTGCGTATATTCAAATTACTATAGCTACCGGTGCGCCTACACTATACTACTATTGTGTAAACCATAGCGGCATGGGCGGAACTGCCAGCATATTAAATACTAATGAATTAAACTGGTTATCGTGGCCTACAGATGTTGACATTGCTACGCCATCAGGCTCGACAGATGCAGACGAGCAGCGGTTCTACTACACAGGAGACGGTGTACCAAAAGTAAGCACTTATGCTTTGGCAACAACTGGGTCCGAGCCGTACCCTGTAGATTACTATGATCTTGGGTTGCCTTTACCTACGGCTGTTCCTGCTGCTGCAGCTGCAAGTTTTACTACTAAAACGACAACAAATTTTGCACGAGACGCAAGTGGTGTGGTTACCCTTACAACTAGTGCAGCACATGGTTTAAAATCAGGAGCAATTGCAACAGTAACAGGGTTTACTCATCTAGCAGGTACATATTCGCAAAGCGGTACAACTATAACTGTGACTATGGCTGCAGCGCATGGTCTGGAATCTGGCGCACAAGTTGTTCTTAGGTTTACCTCCGGTACTGCTAACAGCAGCGTTTATACAATGACTAAAACTTCTGCTACTGCGTTTACCGTAACGTCTACTACATCAGTATCTACATCAGGAAATGTAGAGTGGGATATGCGTTCTTTTAACGCTACTTCTATTGAAGTGAACGCGCCAACTACCACTACGTTGACATATACAAGCCCCGGTTTTCAAGTTACAAACACAGCTTTTACAGCCGGTAAGATAGACTTAGCAGGAACAATACGATCACGGACATATGTATATACATGGTTTACGCCGTGGGAAGAAGAATCTATTGGGTCGGAGCCTTCTGATGCATTGTTTATACGTGAAGGACAAATTGTAACTGTTACTAATTTACCTTCTGCAAAACCGACAGGTAAAAACTTTGTACGAGGAATACGTTTATATAGAACTGTTGTTGGAATTACCACAGCTGATTACTTGCGCGTAGCTACCTTATGGTTTCCTACTACACTAGCCAATGTGCAAAGAACTAGTAACGTAGCTACAGTCACTTGTGCAGAGCCGCACAACTTTGCTGTCGGAGATTATTTTAAAATAGCTAATTGTTCGGTAGCATCGTTTAATATTGACGGAGGTGTAGTTACAGATATACCTAGCGATTTAATTTTTACGTTTGCCCAAACTGCTTCGAATGTAGCGTCTACTAGTGCATCTGGTACTTTATACCACGATTCATCTGAAAATCCCGGTACTGATACGGCAAGGTATTGGGGCGAATCTAATTACTCGTTTGTAGATAATTTTAGTATAGCTAGTCTTTCAGGTTTACTGTTGTCTACTACCTACACAGCACCTCCCCCAACTCTTGCTGGCCTTACAACAATGGCAACAGGTCAAAGCAATGTGTTAGCTGGTTTTGTAAACAACGAAGTTTATTTTTCAGAGCCAAATAAATTTCACGCTTGGCCTATAGCGTATAAAATATCTTTAGAAGATAAAGTAGTAGGGTTTGCTGCAATGTCTGGCAGGCTCATAGTTATGACAGATGCGTACTCGTATATTATAACTGGTAGCGATCCCGCCCTTTTAAGTGTGCAACGTGTAGACGCACGGTTTCCCTGCCTTAGTAAAAATAGCATTGTAAATACAGGCGTTGGCGTAGTGTACGCTACACACGATGGCCTTGCTTTATACAACACGACTACAGGCCCACAACTAGTTACTCAACAACTATACAATAGTGATACATGGAACGCTGATTTAGACCCGACTACAATTGTGGCTAATTTTTTTGAAGATTCGTATTTTGGCGGACACTCAGCAGGCGGTATAATATTTAGCAAATCTAGCGACGATAGGACCGGTGGGTATTTTGTAGATACTACTTATCCGTTTACAGCATCTTGGCATGATAACATTACTAACACTATGTATTATGTAAACGGAACTAGCGGGGATATTTTTGAATGGGACAATGCTAGCCAACCGCTATCCAACTATAATTGGAAATCTAAAGTTATTAAGACACCCACGCCTATAAATTTAGGTGCTGCAAGAGTAATCGCAGATTATACAGCTAACACTACCTCTAATTGGGAATCAGTAACAGGTACTTGGAACAATTCAACACTGCAATGGGACGGTGATAACGAGGTTATTTTTAAATTATACGTAGATAAAGTTTTAACATCTATCATACTGTTGTCAGATAGCGGCACGTTTAGGTTACCCGCAGGGTATAAGACCGATACATTTGAGGTTGAGGTAGAAAGTGTTGTACGTGTAAGGTCTATACAACTAGCTGAAACGCCAATAGGATTAAGGAGTTTATAATGGCTACTAAATATTCAGCCATACCTGCCCTACCAGATGCCGGTGTAGATCAATGGCAAGCGTTTATGCTAGACTCAATAAAAGAAAATATAGAACTTTTAACGGGAACCCGAGGAGAAGCCGGTCAAGACAGTAAAGCTATAACTAAAGCTCAGTTAACTGTGAACTCACCGCCTGCTCAAGAAATGACAAATGTTAACGCCGCTGGTGCGGGTACAGCTGTTATAACAGGGTTTACTATTAACGGTAATGCCGTAACCATAACTGGACAAGCAAGCGTTCCAGTATTGGATGATTACAATTTGTTAGTATTAAATGTACAACAGCTGGCAAATGATGTAGCTGGGTTAAGAGCTACAGTAGAAATTTTAATCGCGCAACTAAAAGGCTAACCCAATGGCTCAACAACCTGTAAATACAAATTCTCTTGATTTACCTCCGCTGTTGCAGGGTATTCTAAAAACACCGACAGTTCCTCAGAATACACCCCCTATGCCTATGCAGGCTCCTGCACCTATGCAGAACCCTATGCCGATGCAATCATTAAAGTATGGGGGCGAAGTTAAAAAACCTATGTACTCATATCAAGCTGGTGGGCAAGTTGGACCGGCAGGACAACCTGTAGGTTTGCAGTCTGACATGCAGCAACAAGGTGGTAGTCCTTCGCAACCTATGAACCCTGAAATGATGGAGATGCAAGTTCAGGAGTTTATGACCCGCAATCCCCAGCAAGTACAACAAATTAAAAACGCTGTAATGGAAGCTGTTCAAACAGGCGAGTTATCCATACAAGAATTAAATCAACTAGGTCAGCTAGCAACCGCTGCAATGCGTAACCCTTCCATGTATCCGCAGATTAGACAATTTATTATACAGCAGGGTATTGCTACTGAGCAAGATATACCACCGCAGTATGATGAAGGATTAATTTTTTCTGTTATACTAGCGTCTCAAGCTGCCCAAGGTGGAAGCGATATGATGACGGCTTCGCAACCTATGCCTTCTATGGGCGGCGGTGGACAAGTGCCTGCAAGCATGGCATCTACAGGCGAAGTACCTATCATGGCCCATGAAAAAGAGTTTGTTATTCCTAAATGGTTAGTAGAAGAAAAGGGTACAGCTTTCTTTAAATCTATGATTGATAAAGGTCCAATGGATGCAAAAAACAAAGGTTAAAAACCCTGTCATGAGTATTGAGCAGTTAACGCCTGCACGTATTGATGAGTTGTGGGATTACCTAGAGCCTTTGTTAACTAAGTCTTGCGAAAGCAATGAGGTGGGGTCTCAAGACATAGACGCAAGTTATATATACTGTTTAGCAAACACAGATAAGTGCGTTATCTTTGCAGGTTTTGAAAACGACATACCTAAGTGCATAGTTGCTTTGCAGTTTCATACAGCAAACGGACGCAACGGCGCAGACGTTATAGCAATGGCAGGGCAAAAGCTGTCTAAGTTTAGAGATGCGTATTGGGATAGTATTCTTGATTGGCTACGTGTAAATGGATGTCAATTTTTAGATGCGTATGCTACAGAGCGTTTAGCAAAACATTACCTAACTCGTTTTGGGTTCACCAAATCATGCACGTATGTACGCATGGTACTGTAAGAAAGGTCTAGTTATGGGCGGAAGTGTTAAGAAAATTGTAACCGTGGCCGCAATGATTGCAGTGCCTTACGCAGCACCACAACTTGCGGGTGCTATAGGATTAAGCGGTGGCATAACCAACGCCGCTATTGGGGTAGGCATGAACGCACAATTAGCAGGAACTATAGGTGCTGTAGTCGGCAACGCAGTAACCGGTTCTGTTATAGGCGGTCTAACTACTAAAGCTGCAGGCGGAAGTTATGCTACGGGTCGAGATTTAGGCATGGCTACGGGAGCTTTGTCAGGGCTGACACAACCTTTTGCAAGTACTAGTACAGCTAGCGCAGGCGGTAATACGCCGACTTTATATGGTCAGTATATAGCTGATACCCAAGCGACTGTTCCTATAAACGCAACGGTAACTGGAAACGCAATAACTGCAGGTGCTACACCTGCTGCCACTAATGCAGCTGCTGCCGGTAGCACAGCTGCTGCTAGCGGAACAAATTTAACAAGTGCTCTTAAAGGTTTAACTAGCCCTGATACTCTTATGCGTATTACCACATTAGCGTTAGCTGAAAGCCCAGACGTTTCAGGTCTATCTCCAGAAGAAGCACAGTTAGTACAACAACGTAAAGCAGAACTAGCAGAGATGGCGCGTACAAACAAATCGTTGTTTGACCAACAAGTTGCTATGGCCAATGAGTTTTTACAAGCGTCAAAACAAGCGCAAGCAAACCCTGCTGGTGCATACGCTGAAACTGCAATACAAACAGAACGCCAGATTGCAGAAAACACTCGCGGTCTATCTAGTAATGCTGCTGCAGCTGTAGCAAGACAAGCTAAAATAGCTGGCTCTGCCGCTGGGTCTGTTGCCGCAGCAGCCGAGACTGATAGAGGCCAAGCTGCTGGTCTGCGGTTCCAACAAGCTGCATTAGATTATATGCCTGATTCAGCGCCAGAAGGTGTAGCAGGTTTAACACTACCTCTTATGCAAGACCTTGCTGAACGCAGACGCCAAGCACAATCAGACTTAGTGTACGGCACAACTAGTGCATTTGGTTACGGCGGTGAAAAAGAACCGTTCTTGCAAACGTATGCTACTAGACAAGCCGGTGATATTGGCGGTAGTGGTGCAATCGGTTAATTTAAGGAGCTAGTCATGGCTGGTCCATCTTATTCTCAAGTACGTCAAGCCGGTGGTCTAGGAACTATAGCCGGTGAAAACTCTATGGAAGCTTTTGATCGGGCTGTGTTAAACGCACAAAACCGCACCAAAGGTTATGAGGATATAAACACAAACCGTCTTGCTCAAATAAAAACCGGTCAACTTATTGAAGAAAACGAACTTAAACTAAAAAGAATGAGGGATATGGAGGCTTGGCGACAAGGCGGTATGATAGGTCCACCTCCTAATCAAAAAAGCTACCTTAATGATCCTACTCAAGCAAACCCGATGACTAGAGGATTTGATCAGTCTGCAGTACAATCAGGGGCAAACTACTTAGAATCTAATTACCAAAAAGAAGCTTTTGGTGTCCCACAAACTGGTCCGTCTGTTGCACAACCTGTTACAGAAACAGCGGCAGAGCCATCAAGTACCGGTGGGTTTCGTAATAAATCCGATTTTGTAAACTCGTTTGCAGCTATATGGAGTGATCTTGAAGGCCGTTTTAATTTACCCGCTGGTTACTTAGCACGAACTGCTGACATAGAAAGTGACAGTGATCCCAACGCTCAAAATCCTAACTCAACGGCAGGTGGGCTGTTTCAATTTATAGACAAGACAGCAAAAGAATATGGTTTAACAAATAAATTTGACCCTTTAGATTCATCGGTTGCTGCAGCAAGACTTGCAGCTAATAACCAAATACGCCTAGAAAAATTAATAGAGCGTAGACCTACACCAGCAGAGTTGTATCTGGCACACCAACAAGGGGCTGATGGGGCTGCAAAACTTATAAATATGGCAAAAACACAACCGACTGACTTAGCAACAAGTTTGGTTGGTATAGATGAGGTGAAATTAAACGGAGGTAATAAACAAACTACAGTAAGCGAATTTGTAAAACTTTGGAAAGATAAATTTCAAGGTCAAAGCATGGACTCTATCGTAGACACATTTAACTACGAACAACCTTTTACTGCAGTGGGTTCAGAATCTGGTCTTGAACCTAGATTTCAAGATCGAAATAGACAAATATATTACCCATCGTTCAGACGTCAAATAGCGGAATATCCAGAGCAGTATACCGCTACAATCGGGCAACAGGATTATCCACAAGACTATAAGCAAGAAGTTGCAGCTACTGAAAAAACACCAGCAGGTATTCGTCCTAAGATAAACTTTGATTTTCCGTCACCGCGACAACCCGAAAACCTCGCAGGTGCAGTTGTACCACAAGACATTGTGGATGCAGCTAATGCAACAAACATAAGACCGGGACAAAGGCCGCTGCCCGTTACAACAGGCGGTACTTTTACACTGACGCAGTTAGATGTTCCTATAAATATGCCTGACGGTACAAGTTTTAACTACGTAGAATACAATCCTATTACCCAAGAAATTCGTGGACCTAATGGGCAAGTAATACCTGAGTTCTTAAAAACTCAAGCACTTGAAAGTGCTGCGTATAACTTTAACGAATCAGCGCAAAACAATGTTGACACGCTTACAAGCAAGGTAGCAACGCTAAAAGCTGAGTTGGATAATGCTTCGCCAGCAGAGTACGCAGGCAAACTACAAACATACACCGACACATTAACCCAGCTTAACAACGCAAAGGCTCAGTTAGACGGTAGTTACTCAGAGCTACCGGGAAGTTTACGTTTAGATAGAAATATATTTTCAGGTGAAGGGCCAGAAGCTGGGATAACCAAAGAAGCTGAACAAAAAAACCTTGAAAAGTTAAAGAAACTAGAAACTGCTAGACAAGACATAAAACAAAAAACAGACGCTGCTTTTGGTGCAGTTGGGGGGTTACCACAGAACCAAATTACTAATGAAGCGGGTCAAAAAGCTATAGAAAAATCCGTACAAATACTTAAAAGAAACGGATTAAAAGTTACGGGAAAAGATGCTAGTCAAGCAGTTGTACCTGTAAACGCTAAGATGTATACACTAGACCCTAACAAAGTCTTGTTGGCACGGTCACAAGCAGCCCTTGCTACAGAACATTTAGCATTATTACGTATGCAAGGAAAAGCTACTGAGTACAGAGCATTGCAACTATCGCTAGGTCAAACAGAAGCTTACCTTAGAGGTATGGAAGTTATACAGGAAGTGCGTAAGGGTAACTTACAAGTTCTAGCTAATTTGTTTGCTACTACTTACCAAACATCAGATGTTGATTTAAGAGTATCGTCAGATAACAAAATATCTATATCCGTAAAAGGTAATCCTTTACCGACAATTCAAAACCTTACTACAGATCAGGTTGTAGAATATTTAGGCTTTACATTTGACAACCAGTATAAGGATGCTCAGATGGCTCTATCTAAATCGGCTGTAGAGTTCCAACAAGAATTGCTTACAGAAACCCACAAAGCTAGTTTGGATTTACAAAAAGAACTTGTTAAAGCAAAAAGTACTGGGGCAGCAAACCTAATTATAGAACGATTTAAAGCATCAAACAAAGTATCAATAATAGATGGCCAAGCAGGAAGGTTTACATATACAGGTGAAGATGGTCGATTGTATTATGTAGATACACAATCACCTAACTTGCTAGACCCCGACAGCAAAACACAACCGTTTGTTGCAAGAGTACAAGTGTTTGACACAAAGACCGGCAAACTCGTAGATGTTGAACAAGCCCAGTAAGGTAGGAAGCAATATGGTTGACAATACTTTACGATACGGCACTACAATAAACCAAGCAAGTGGTGTGGGTTTACGTCCTAGACCAAACGATCCGTTTAGCACAGCTGCAGCTACAGGGTTGGGTGGCCTTACGCCGTCACAAGCGGACGCCCTCATACAAAAAATGCCCACATCTATAGGAGATTTTGATTACGCTGCCCCCGAACTAAAAAAACCTTCTACTCCTACAAACGACATTGCTTATGACAGAACATCTGGGAAAATGTCTGTTAATGGTTTTAGCTTTGATGTCGATGATTATTCTGATGCACTACGATCTGTTGAATACTTAGGAAGCCGCCCTTCTGCTAGACCGGCAGGTACATGGAGTACTTTAACATCAGACGAATACGAAGATTATATACGCCGCATAGCTAATCCAGACCTAAAAGACAGGTTTGCAAAAGGGTTTAGCATGGGGGTACAAGGTTTAAAAACTTTGACCGGTGCGGGATTACAATTTGCAGGAGCAGAAGAAACCGGATCGCGCATGGTGTCTGCTGCCCAAGAACGGCTTGAGGAGTTGTCACCTTATCAAGCTACATTTGCCCAAGTAACAGCTGGTGAGTTAAGTGCTATTGAGTACGCTGTGTCTATGCTGGGGCAACAAGGACCAAACATTATTGAGTCTATTGCCGCTGGACTTATAGGTTTTGCAGTAGGTGGAGCAGCATCTGGTAACCCGTTAGGCGCAGCACTTGGCGGCTTCGGCGGTGTTATGACAAAAGCCGGTTTTAAAAAAGCTGCTATTGAAGCCGCAGAAGTATATGCAAAAAAAGGTCTTAAAGGGCTTGATGCAAAACAACGTAAAGCACTGGCCCAACTTGGCGGTGTAGGCGCAGCAACAGCTATTAATAACTACGTCATAGGTACAGCTGATGTGTACGGAGAAATGCGTGATAGAGGCGCAGAGGCTGGTGATGATAGAGCTAGAGCAGCAGCTGCAGCACTAGGTATACCGTATGCTATCTTGTCTACTATACCCGAAGCTATAGGTGCTAGTAGGCTTTTAGGGTTATCTAGCGGCGGATTAATTAAACGTGTCGGACTAGGTATCGGAGCCGGTGCAGTTTTAGAAGGTGCGACAGAAGCTGCACAAGAAGGTTTAGTTATAGCTGGCGGTAGCCAATACGGTGATGATCCTTACAGCGACGATGAAACTATAGCCAGACTTATTGAAGCTGGAGTAGCTGGTGCTACAGTTGGTGGGGTTATCGGTGGCGTAGTTAATATACGAAAAGATACTTCTGAAGGTAACCCAACTAACCTGTTGGACAATACGCCTCCACCAACTACACCGGTAGAGGAATCAGTAGAAGCACCCCCTTTACAGATAACAGATCAAAGACCACCCCCTTTACAAATAACAGATCAATCAGGTGGCCCAACAGTTACGCCTCCACCAACTACACCGGCTGCACCTCTACAACTTACATTACAACCTTCTAACCAAATAGAAGCTAATACTATGTTTGTTCCGCCCGGGGGTTTTAGGCAACCAGCACCTAACCCACTTTCAAGGCGGCGTTCTATCACCGACCAGAGGCCACCGCCACCTGCTGAAACTATAATACCCGAGACAACTGTAGCTCAAATTTCTAGTACTGATCAACTGTCTACTAAACAACTTCAAGAAATTGAATCAGTAAATGATTTGCGTAGTGCTGTTGCAGAATCTACAGGAGCAGACCAAGGTGACCTACCTAGAATCTACCAAGGAGAAATTAATACTGGCGGAGCAACCTTAGCTGATGCGCGAGGTGCTGAAGGTTTACGTAGACTTGGCACTGCTGGGCGACAACAGGAGCAAAATGTTGCTCTTGCAGAAGCAGAACGTGATGCACAAAATGCTGCTCTTGCAGAAGCAGATTTTAATGCTGCCGTAGCACAACGTGACGCACAACAACGCCAGTTGGTTGCGGATCAAACTGAAGCTGCGGCTTTGTGGGGTATATACCAAGGTGAAATAAAAAAAGGCAAACAACCATTTATACGTTTAACTAAAACTGCCCAAGACAAATGGTTAGAAGCTATTAAAGAACTAAAGGTAAAGGCTAACATACAAGATACAGATGTGCCTTTTGTTTTACCTCAAAATGAAAACGATGCAGGGTATGCTACATTAAGTAGTTTATACCTTGAGTTATACAGGAAACTTTCACCTAAATCAAAACCAAAACCAGAAAAACCGAAAGCAGACCCAG